CGTGCCGAGCCGTTGGCAGCCACCGCGCTAAACGGTGCGCAGGTGGCGAGCATGCTGACCATTCTGGAGCAAGTAGCGAGTGGGCTGCTGTCTCCAGCCTCCGCTGTCGTATTGATTCAGGTGTCGTTCCCAACGGTATCGGAAGAACAAGCGCAGGCCATCGTCGAAGGCGCCGGTGCGCCATCGTCGGAAGACGCAGCATCGACCGAGGAGCGCAGCCTGTCGGATCTGTCCGAAGCCGTGCAGACTGGGCTCCGCAATCGCGCTGAGAAGCACAACGAAGAAGTCGACGAAAAGGGCATGGCCGAGTGGCGGAAGACCACAGCGCGCACGCTTGGCGCGGTGTTCAAGCGCGGCGTCGGGGCATACAACACGAACCCCGGCAGCGTGCGGCCGTCGGTGTCATCGCCTGAAGAATGGGCCTACGCCCGGGTGAAATCCTTTATCTATGTATTGAAAAACGACCGGTTTCGATCGGGCAAGCACGACACCGACCTGCTGCCCGCCGAGCATCCCCTGTCATCGAAAGAGAAGACGACCGAAAAAAAAAACGATGATCTGACCGTCGTTCGCCAGTATGAATCCATCGACTTCAGCGTGCCCGATGGCGTCGTTGACGAGCTGCAGCGCGGGCTGCGGTGGCACGAAGAAGGGGAGAGCGGCGATGGGCTGACACCGGCGACCGTGTCATGGGCGCGGCGCATGGCCAACGGTGAAGACATCTCGCCCGACAAGGCGCGCAAGATGTCGGCATGGTTTGCACGCCATGAGTCAGACAAAGACGGGGAAGGATTCAACCCCGGCGAGACAGGGTACCCGTCACCGGGTCGCGTAGCGTGGGCGCTGTGGGGTGGGGATCCCGCCGTGACGTGGTCGGCCAAGCTCGTCCGTCAGATGGATCGTGCCGATCAGATGAAGCATCTGCGGACTCGCATGGATGACTTGATCTGGCGCAACTTCATCCAAGACGTACAAGAGCCAATCGAGCGGCAGATGCAGACCGCCATGGAGGGGTATCTGGCGGGGTTTGCTGCCCGCATAGCGGAGCGTCTGCCCACCATCATCGAGCCGTTCCAGCGTTCCATCATGCGAAGCGTCGACGATCCCGACGTGGTCATCAAGCAAGGCGATGAACCGTGGTTGGATTCGTTGCTTGACTACGGGCTCGAGAATGACGAACTGGACAGCGCAATGCGCGACAGCTTCCGTGCAGCTTACGAAGAATCGGCGCGCGCCGCGATCGACTCCATGCCGGAATCGATGACAGAGGATTTTACATTTCCTTCACAACGTATTGACGACGATGTCGACCGATCACTCGGCGAGCTGGTGCAGAACGTCCAAGACCAGACGCGGCACGACGTCAACCGCATCGTGCGCGACGGGCTCGCGGAGGGCATGAGCGTCAACGAAATGCAGGCAATCCTGCAGGGCGTCACCACGTTGGATTCGACCGGGAAAATGCTGTATGCGTTCTCACCGGCTCGAGCGTTGGCGATAGCGCGCACCGAGTCAACGCGCGCCGTCAACGCAGGCGGCGTGAAGACATGGGAGAGCGCAGCTGCGCAGGCTGGTGTCATCGTCAACTTCCGATGGTTGTCCCAGCCCGGAGCCCGTGACGAGCACGCAAAGCTGCACAACAAACTGCGAGAGCCCGATGGGTTCTGGTACGGTGGAGGCGTTAAAGGTTCGGCGCCGGGTAACTTCGTCGGCAGCAAGAAAGCGACGGCAGCGATGAATATCAATTGTCGATGCACATTCACACCGGAGATCACCTGATGGAAGTAAAGAAAACATTTAGCACCAAGGCGACGACCGCAGGCAGCACGACCAAGGTGATCGCCAGCACCGGCAACCCAGACCGTTATTCGGACATCGTGGTGTGGAACGACAGCGCCGAGTTGGATGCGTACATGGCCAACCCGGTCGTGCAGTTTGGCCACAACTACGACACGCCGCCAATCGGCAAAACCGTCGGGCTGGAGATCGACCAGCGCACCGGCGACTTGGTCGCTGAGATCCAATGGGACGACAGCCCGGACAATCCGATGGCGCAGATGGTGGCTCGGCAGTTCCGCGAGGGCTACATGTCCGCTGTCAGCGTCGGGTTTCAACCCGGCGAGAGCACACCCCGCAACCGACTCCCCAAAGATCACGAAGCCTATGGCGAACGAGGCCACCTAATGACATCACCCAAACTCATGGAAATATCGGCTGTCCCAGTCCCGGCAAACGCCGAGGCGCTCGCAATCCGTGGCATCGATGCATCGGCGTCGGACGTGGTCGACGTCTTTGATGACGAAGACAGCTTGACCGTCGTTTTCCGAAAGGTCGTCAAGGGCATGAAAGACGACGAAGAAGAAAAGCGCGGCGATCATGAAGACGACGAAGACATGGCTGCGCACGAAGACGACGAAGACATGGGCGCCCACGAAGACGACGAAGACATGGCCGCCCATGACGACGAAGAAGAAAAGGGCGCCCACGACGAAGACGAAGACGAGATGGGCTACCACGACGACGAAGACGAAGACAAAGCGGAGCACGAAGACATGCCCGCGTCCGTTTCAATCGACGCCCCAGACGGCTACCACTGGATGGACTACGACGGCGGACCTGTCCTGATGGCTGGCGACGATGCCGATCACGATGGGGGTATGTCGTCGTACCCTTTCGAGGTCGTCGCAGAACACGATCCCGACAGAATGAAAGAACAGATCAAGGCAATCATGGCGGACCTTATCGCCAACGACCCGTCGATCCGCATGATGGTGCGGTCGATCAAGCGCACGAAGACAGCACCGACCAATGCCCTCGCGGGATTGTTTGGCATTGACAACCTTTAGAGATTCAACTACCACTGAAGCAGCACCGGAGAGACCCATGGCTGACCGTTACCTGACCGACAAGCTCGACCTGTCCACGCCTGAACGGGCGCGGAAGGCGATGCACGACCTGAAAGAAGCGCAGCGCGATCTGAAGCGCCGCAACCTTTCATTGCATACCAACCTCGAGAAAAAGGCCGCAGACCTTCGAGCCATCCAAAAGCGTCTTAGCGAGCTGGAAAGCCGCGAGACCAAGGTGGTGACCGGCAGCAATGCAGACCTGAAGAAGTACGTGCGGGAAGACGGCACGGTGCGCCAAGTTGGCGAGATCACCGCCGACAAGACCCACATGCCCGGACTGTTGGACGATGCGCCCGTGTCGGAATGGCAGCACGATCTGCAGAAGGCCGTCGAGCAGTACACGATGATCAAGGCGCTGACGCCAAACGGCGCGCCCAAGTCACTCGCCAAGGTTCAGGAAATCGCCAGCAAGGCGCCTGTCGAAGTCCAAAAGATTTTCGCAGACGTGTCAGGCAGCGGCGGCGACTTTGTCCCGCAGCCGCTTCTCCCAGAGTTTGAGCGCAACCTGCAATCGGAGCGGCGTCTGGCCGCAGCGTTTGACACGATGGACTTGCCATCGAAGACGACGCTGCTCCCGTTCCTGTCCACCGGGTTCCGTCCGTTCATCAAGTCCGCAGCGACCGCTGACGATCCTGCGCAGTACACCAGCAGCAGCATGGTGACCGCGCAGCGCACAATCACCGCCACCGGCTTTGCCGTTCGCGCGCAGATTGCAGACGACGCCGAAGAGGATTCGATCGTCGCCGTGTTGCCCACCATCCGCCAAGAGTTGCTCGCAGCTTTGGTCGATGGTGAGGAAGACGCAATTTTGAATGGCGCGCTGGGGACGCACCCTGATAGTGACCTTGCAAACTGGAATATCAGGAATCGGTGGGGATCTGATGGCCTTGGCGGGTCTTCGGATCATAGGCGAGCATGGGACGGGTTGCGCAAGCGTGCAATCAACGCATCGTTTGCAAACAACGCAACCGACCGCTCCACGTTCACCGCGTCGACCCTGTTGTCTGACTTCTCCAAGTTGGACGCACCTCACGGCACGACCGGCAGCGCGATCATCATCACATCTCCCGAGGCGTACCTGCTCGAGTTGGTCAGCTTGGATCAAGTCCTGACCATGGAGAAGTTCCCGCAGCCGACCATCGTGGACCGCAACCAGCTCGCCAGCGTGTTCGGTGCGCCGATCATCATCAGCGACTTCATCGACAACGACCTGCAGTCGACCGGTCTCTACACGTCTTCGGGCGGTGGCAAGACCGCGATGTTGATCGTGAACCGCGATCGCTACCGGCTCGGCCAGCGTCGGGGCTCCGCTATCGAGGTCGACAAGGACATCACGCGCGGCGTGCACCAGTTGGTCGCCACCGTGCGCGAAACCTTCTTTAGCATCGACGCCGATGACAAGAAGAACCTGACCGCAATGATCAACATCTCGGCATCGTAGGGAGCCACCAATGTCAG